ATAAACTGATCCTGTTCTTACTGGTACTGGTCATCAAGTAAGCATCTTGGCTGCTGATACTGCAGCACAAGTAGCGACGAAGTTCTTCACCCAGGTCGCTCTGGTTGTCGCAGCATTCACTGCTACCAATGCAGTCTCGGCTCAAGTTATCGTGACCAACGTTACGGTTGGTACTGCAACTGATGCAACGGCCACTGGTACTGCTGCAGCGATTGTTGTTAACACTCAAGGTGCAGCATTAATCTCAGTTGTTGACGAAGCGGTTCTTATTTACGCAGCCAATCAAGGTGTGTGGGGTAACTCAGTTAGTATTAAAGTCACTAACTATGTTACCAGCCCAGATCTAGTGAAAGAGCCTGGTGCTTTCCTCATTCAGGTCTTTAAATCTAGCAACTTGGTTGTTCCGGTCGAAAGTTTCGTTTGTTCTCGCGTCCAAGGTACTCTTGATGGTTTCGGCAGCAACATCTTTGTTGAAGATGCATTGACTGGCTCCAACTATATTCGCGCCATTAGTAATCCAGCTGTTACTAGTTCTATCAATCCTAAGGATCAGTTGACCAACCTTACCATGACTGGTGGTACTGATGGTGTGACCGTTACCGATAGTGATATGGTTACGGCATCGAACGTGCTCATCAATCGTGATGCATTTCAGGTAACTGTTCTGATGGATGGTGGATTCGCTACTGCAACATACCAGCAAAACCTGGATCTCATCGCAACAACTCGTGGTGATGCTGTTTCGCTCATCTCGACTCCAATTTCCGAAGAAATCTCTGCTACTTACCTAGATGATCTGGTTGATTATCGTAAGGTGACTCTTGCCTTAAACAGCAGCTATTCGGCTCTTTATACGCCGCATGTGCTGGTGTTCGACCGGTTCAACGACCGAAGGATCTATGTTTCTCCAGATGGCTACGCTGGAGCAGCAGTTTCATTCTCCGCGTCCAACTTCGAAATTTGGTTCCCACCAGCTGGTTTCAAACGTGGGCTTGTCCGAGTGCTTGACCTACGCCGTCGCTTCACTCGCGGCGAAATGGATGCTCTTTACGATGCTGGTATCAACCCGCTTCGTTTTGCTCCTGGCAAAGGTATTGCTATTTGGGGACAAAAGACTCTTCTTTCTCGTCCTTCTGCTCTCGACCGTCTCAACGTTCGGTTGTTACTCATCACTATTGAACCAGCTGTTGCATCGGCGCTTGAAGATTTCCTCTTCGAACTCAACGACGCAGCTACCAGAAACCTAGCAGTGGCAATCATTGACACGTACATGGATGGTATCAAAGCTAAGCGAGGTGTTGACGATTTCTTGACTGTCAGTGATGACAGCAACAACACTCCGTCCGACATTGATAACAACATTATGAACGTAGATTTGTTCGTCAAACCAAAGAAAGCGGTAGAATTCATTCCGTTCCGGGTGGTTATCACTTCCTCTGGTGTTAGTTTTCAACAAGCAGCGGCGTCAATCTAACAATTTAAGATAAAGGAGTCTCGATATGGCACGTCCAAGTATTGAAAACATCAGAGGACTTCCGGACTGGGCTCAAGTCATCCGGTGGGATCTTCAGTTTTCATCAATCCCAGCTGCAATTAATGCAAACATCACTATTGACGAACTCAACTTTCGTTGCGAATCAACAGCATTACCAACGGCTACCGTTGCGGCGATTGAAACCAACATTCGCGGCCACAAGGTCAAGAGTCCTGGTATCATGAGCTACGGCAACACGTTGGACTTGGTGTTCGCCGAGACTGTGGATTCGAAAATCCATTCGTTCTTCAAGGCTTGGCGTGATGCAATTTGGCAAGTCAAGACTGGAGTGGCAGCTGCTCCTGTCGCCGACCTTAAGGGGAGTTTTCTCCTTAATCGTCTCAACAATCAAGATGTTCAGATTTGGCAATACAAAGTGGTTGGGGCTTACCTTGAAAACCATTCTTTGCCAACTCTTGATGGTTCATCTAATGATGCATTAAAAGTTACGTTGACCTTCTCGTATGATTATTACGAGGATAAGGCAGCGTAATGGCGTTTCTCAATGGAATTGAGCAAATCCGATCTGTCGAATGGGGGGCGACGTATCTTTGGGATGTTAAATTTCCAGATGCGCCACCACCATTCGACAGTTGGTTTCCTGCTGTCGATCTCAAAGAGGACCTAGCCAAACTTTCAACTTATGATTTTGAAGCTTACATTCATAAATTTAGTATTCCTCAAAGCACTAGCGTAAAAGAGATTCATCTAACTTTTCTAGATGATGCTAAACAAACTCTTTCTTCATGGATTGATTTTTGGATCAATCAGACCATCTTAAACGGTGGTCAATCAGTTTCTTCGCTCGAAACATCACTTAAATTAATTCAAATACTTAAGCTCAATCGACAGCGTGAACAAGTCTCTTCTTTGGCCTATGCAGTATTCCCTGAAGGTAATATCACTTTCAGTGGAAGCTCCGACACCGGACCACTGCAATACTCAGTCACCTTTAAAGTGGCTGGTATAATCGGTCAAAAGAGGACATTCCCATGATGGAGCTTAAGTATGAGTGGAAAATTTTCTCATAAGACGGGCACATTTGCCCAAAAACCTGGTGCTAGTGGTGCTCAAAAAGCCAAAATTGAGTTAGCATCTGCACATCTCCCCACAATTGATCTATCTTTTTCAGAAATTCCTTCTAAAGGTTTGACCTACCCTAAAGATGGCAAGATTTCTTACCGACCTTACACTTTTGGTGAAGTCAAGAGAATCAGCCAGTCTAAAGTCGGTATCAAAGAGAAATATAAAGAGGCATTAGGTGGAATTACCGTTAGCTTTGGCGCGGAAAATCTCACGATGTCGGACGCTCTTTACATTTCTCTCCTTCGGAAGCTTTCTTCTATTGGCACAGCAAAAGTGGTTGTTCCTTTCCTCTGTGCTGGTTGTTTCCAAACAAATCGGCCAACAGTAGATACTGGTGAATTGGAGTTCGATGATCTTGAAATCAAGAGTTCTCCAGTTTTTGTCGACCTTAGTGTTGGCGAAGTATCGTTTTCTCCGCTGACTGTCAAAGACTACTTTCATCTTGTTGATATTGGGAAAGAGGAGGATGAGATTGCTCTGGCGGCGATTCAGTGTCGTGATATGGAGTTCGACAAGGCTTATGAAATGATTGATCAACTGATGCCACAAGACGCAGCGGTTCTTAGTGAAGTTGATGATCTTCTCTATCATGGGTTAAAAGTGAAAGAGTTTGAGTGCAAACACTGCCAGAAAAGAACTTCTCTTGAGTTGGATGGCGGCCAAACTCTTTTCCTACCCTTTCGTCCATCCAGCGAACCTGTTCAGAATCGTATTCGTTTTGAGTCTAAAGTTAAGTGTTGATGCTTACAATATCAACTTTATGGATTATGGTGAAGTAAAATTCTTGCATGATGAATTAAGTGGATATTTAGGCGGGAACACTTAATGGGCAAACGAGAAGATAAACTCCGAAGAAGGTTGGCCAGACTCGACAAGAGGAAGGTTAAACGTGAAGAGTTTCTGCGCAAGCAAAAAGTCATTGATTCAAAATCAAAGGCAGCACTTGATGCTGCAATTTCTGCTGAAGTTGAATCAGGTAACACAATTGATGCAGAAATTGATTTTCTCGAAAGTTCTTTTGATACCTACGTTGCGTCTGATAAAGTTAGAGATGCTAACATAGCAACTAAGTCAGCTAAAAACAAAGAAAAGCCAACTTCGGCGCTCCCGTTGGCAAGACAACTAGAGATGGCATCAGCTGGTCCTGAAGAAAAAGATACTACTTCACCTACAACTAAAATAACTGTTGATCCTACTGAACCAAAAAGAAAATCTCAACCAATTGCGAAAAGAGCTAAAAGTTTAGCTAGAAAAGCTGGGAGAGCAATTTTTGGTGAGAGAACTGCGACCAACGAAGAAGAAGGAATCCGTAAAGAGTATCAAAGGATTGTGTCTCAAAAGGATCAGTCGGTCCGGATTCTTATGGAGAATATGCAGCTTCTCCAAGAAAAGGCTGAGACTGATCCAGCTATAGCCAAGCTTCTAGTTCAACTCAAAGATAAAAAATATGAAGATGTTGAACGTTTGGTTAAAGAGGGGAGACAGGTCTTTCCGGAGCAAGCCGAAGATTTCATTGAGGGAATTGAAGAACTAGCCAAATCTATGGAAGGGATCGATGTTTCCCTTAAAATGTCTATCCCGAGTATTATTGATCAAACCAAGAAAGTACTTGGCGATAAAGATGCAACATTAGCTGAGAAACGAGAAACCCTTTCCGCGTTTCAAAAGCTTATCAGAAAAAGTGATGTTGATCTTGACACGCAAAAAGAAATTAGAGTAATTGCTGCTGAGACTTTCAATGCTACTAAAGAAGAAAATGCATCTCTAAACCTAATACTTGATAAAATTAGTAATAATAATAAAGATAAGAAGCTTGTTGCATCTTACCAAGAGTTAGCCGATCTCTCTGGCAATCAACTGCTTACACTCAAACAAATCAAGAAAACTAGTGATAAGCAGCTAGCCAATGGAGAATCTCAAAAAGATTCCTTTCTTAAAAGAGGTATTGGGGCTGTCAAAGGTACAGCTACTCGCGGTCTTTTAGGGTTCGGTCTTAACCAAGTAGGTCTTGGCGGTCTTGATAATATCGTTGAAGATCTTGGTGATCTTAAAGATACTGCTAAGCTCGGATATAAAGGGGTTAAAAAGGGGTTAGGTAGTGCTGGTCGTCTCATCAATAAAATATCTGGTGGTCGTAGTGGTAGATTTGGCGGCAAGCTTCTATCGTCTGGTGGTAGACTTCTTAGCAAAATTCCAGGTCTTGGTAAATTTGGAACTGGGCTTTTGTCGGCTGGTTCTAAATTACTTCCGGCAGCTGTTGGTGGGGTTGGGGTTCTCGGAACCGCAGGAGCAGCCGGTACTGCCACTGCTGCAGCTGGTGGACTAGCAACAGCAACAAAAGGCGCTGGGTTACTCTCCAAGCTTGGTGGATTTGCCGGTGGTGGCGCTAAACTGGCTGGAACAGCTGCTCGTTTCGCTGGTGGTCTTGCCAAATTCGCTGGTCCTATTGGTATAGCTATTACTGCTGGTATGGCAGTAAAAGATGCTGTAGATGGCTTCAATAATGCCGAGAAAATTGCTGGAATTGAACCAGGCAAAAAAGCTTCATTAGGTCAAAAAATTCAGTCAGGGCTTTCCTCTGCTGTTTCTGGTCTCACCCTTGGGTTTATCGAACCTGAAACGATTTATGGTGCAGTTGACGATTTCTTTTCCCCAATGTTTGGAAAAGACGGTTTTATTTCTCAAGTTGGAGATATTGGATCTAGATTTAGCAAAAAACTTGAAGATGGGGTTGATCTTAAAGATTTTACCAGCACTTTTGGTGAATTTTTTGATAGCGTATTTTCGACAAATGGTATCTTGGCAAAGACTACCCAAATGGCTGGGAAAATCCTTGAGTATTCGCCTGTTGGTTATACAGCTAAAGCTCTAAACTGGATATCTAACAAGGTTACTGGACAAAATACTTCAGTTGGTGAAAAGTTAGCATCGGTTTTACCAAAGGGTGTTGCCGAGTTTACTGGTATTTCGAAGCCAACTGATACTGCTAGTTTTATTGGTAAGCATGAAGGAACCAACAATAATGTCTACAAAGATGTGGCTGGTCTTGATACTGTAGGGAAAGGACACCTTCTAACCAATTCCAAACGTGACCAAGCTATTAAAGAACGTGGTTATGTGACGAAAGAAGAAGGAGAAGAGATCTTCCAAGAGGATATCGCAAAACATCAGACTTTCAAACAACAATTGGCTGTACCTATTTCCAAAAATATGGAAACAGCAATGACTTCGTTGGCTTTTAACTTAGGGGCCAATCATCCAGCAATTCAAAAAATTACGGCTCTTGTCAACGCTGGTAAGACGCAAGAAGCTGCTGCTGAGTTTTTAAAATATGATAAAGCCAAAGATAAAGATACTGGGTTAAAGAGAGCGTTTGCTGGTCTCACCCGTCGTCGTCAAGATGAAGCCAATTTATTTCTCACTCCAGATGGCAGAGCAACACCATCCGTCTCTGGAACTGCAGCACTAGCGGCGACTTCGGAAGAGGGAGCCAAAATTATTCCGTTCCCACAGCAAGAAACATCTAGAATGGATATGGCATCTGGTCAAGATTTCGCAACTCCTTCTGGTATGAGGAAGTCAGCGATTTCTATGGAACCAATCTCTATTCAGTCAAAGGCTTTCCAAATCGCCAGTACACAAAATGCTACCGAAGTTGCAGCAACAAAGGCTAGCCTCAGTAAATCTCAATCTCCAAAAACTCCACCGATATCACTAGTTAGTAATGATAGTAGTTCTAAAGGTGGATCTAGAGCTACCCAGATTGATGACATGATGTTATCAGTGATGAACACAACGATGCTCGACTAGGTGACTATGGGCAATATTGATTTAGATTCATTAATTACAGCAAACCCAAGAGCAGAAATCCTCATAGCTGGGGATGGGGTTAATGTTAAAGCTTTTATTATTTCCGAGCTTAAGATTTCTGGTGGTAACAGTTATAACAATCCACTATCATCAAATCAGCAAGAATCAATTGATAAAACTGCTGGTGCTGCTCAGGCTCTTATTGGGGCGGCTGCTGCTAAGTTTGGTTATACTGATTTGCCTAGCTTCTCCCTTAGAACAGTTGAGCAATCAGTCAATACATGGACAGGATCAGAGCGCCCAGTCTTTTCTATTGATGTCCTTTTCGTCGCTCTTCGTGCTGACGACGATGTTATGTTACCAGTTAAAGCATTGTACAAAGCAGTTTTTCCAACTTTTTCTGATGAAGGAAATGGATCGGTTATTATCCCACCGATGAAATATTTGCCTCAAGGTAAGACAGCCCGTGGAACTGTAGCAGTTAAAATTGGAACTTGGTTTCAGGCTACTAACCTACTAATCAAGTCAGTATCTTTTACCTTTTCTAAAGAAACACTTCCCACTGGTAAATTGTTGTATGCATCTGGTAGCATTAATTTTGAACCATACCGCGTTCTCTCGTACGACGAAATCAATGGGTGGTTCAAATGAGTAATAACAGTGAATTTTTTATAAATCTAGATAAACTCACCAAAGAACGGTTCGCTCTTGGTAAGTTCATGGAATTCACAGATAACCATGATCCACTAACTTCTTCCTTTATTGATGTGATATCAAATTTGCCACAACGTGGCGTTTATGAGGTGAAAGGAGAAGATGGTCGCCCAGATCTTCTCTCTTATCGTATTTATGGCAACACACAATATTGGTGGATTCTCCTTATTTATAACAGAAAAATTGATTACAGAGAAATTACTACAGGTGAACTTATTCGATATCCATCTAT